AACCGGGTTCGTCCCCTCGCCGCAACAGGTAATATAATCTATGACATACTTCTTAGCAGTATTTTCGAAGCATCCGAAGATTGTGCCAGGCAGAAAAGAACGAGTACGGATTGTGTTGAGTTTTATAATGATTATCAGTCTGCATTGGTGCGGCTATGGTATTCTATTATTTACGGTGAATATGTACCGGACTTTTCAAAAGTATTCATACGGACTTACCCGGTATATCGGGAGGTTTTTGCCGCCGCTTTCATTGATCGTGTTGTCCATCACTGGATCGCTCTTCGTATCGAGCCGATTTTAGAGGAACGTTTTCGGGAACAAGGGAACGTCTCGAAGAACTGCCGGAAAGGTGAGGGATGTCTGTCTGCCGTGCACTATCTGAATAACATGATAGTCGAGGTCAGTGAGCATTATACTGCCGATGCGTATATTTTCAAAGATGATCTGTTCAGTTTCTTCATGTCTATCTCAAAATCGTTGGTCTGGGAAATGCTGGACATATTCGTAAGGGACAATTATAAAGGCGATGATATTGAATGTCTGCTTTATCTTCTAGCCGTTACTATCTTTCATTGTCCACAAAATAAGTGTATCAGACGCTCTCCCGTCTCCATGTGGGACAAACTTCCCAGTAATAAAAGTCTGTTTCATAATGACCCTGACAGGGGAGTGGCTATCGGGAACCTGCCGTCGCAACTCATAGCCAACTTTCTGGCGTCTGTATATGATTATTTCGTGATGAAAATACTGGGATTCATGTATTATGTACGCTTTGTTGATGACTTTTGTATCGTGGTGAAATCTCCGGAAGAAATATTGTCCAAAGTCCATCTTCTTGATGGTTTCCTGAAAGAACAACTCCTTTTACGGTTGCATCCGAAGAAACTGTATCTTCAGCATTATAAAAAAGGAGTATTGTTTGTAGGGGCGTTCATTTTGCCGGGTAGAATTTATGTATCTAACAGGGTGGTTGGTAACACATATAACGCTGTTAGGAAATTTAATAAAATAGCTGAAAGCGGGTTTGCTGAAGCACATGTTGAGAAGTTTGTGAGTACAATGAACTCTTATTATGGTCTGATGAAACACTTTGCAACGTACAATATCCGCCGTAAAATTGCAGCGATGTTACTTCCTGAATGGTGGGAATATGTTTATATCGAAGGACATTTTGAAAAGTTTGTATTGAAGAATAAATATAACCATAGAAAACAACTAATTAAACATATCAAAAAACATGGATCAAAAAAATATCTTACCGCGTGGGATTGCTAAGCCTATCGAGCAACAGCCGGACGGAACTTGGATTGTACGTCATCATTTCCGGGTGGTTGGTACCAGTGAGAATGGTGAAGAACTGGTAACTTTTGCCAGTTCGGAATATCCCGAGAAACCTACCTTGCAACAGATTCAAAGAAGTATTGACCGTTATCGGGTGTGTCTAACAATGTATGGGGAGACAATCTCTGATGAATTTGAAAAGGTTGACCTTTCTGTTTATATGTTTATAGATTAAATTTAAGGCCTGTTTAAACATTGATTAGACAGGCTTTTTTGTGTAAAAATCACAGCAGGTAAAAGATAACATACGAATCCGCATCTCATCCGCTACTTTTGTTGAAAATCAAAATTCATAAAAAGTAATGAAAAAAATAGTTGAATGGATTATGCTGAGTAATAGATGGAAACATCTAGTTGGAGGATTTGCTATTGGCGTTTCTGTGGATGACTGGTTTGCTGCAATTTATGCAGGTGTGCTTACTGCTGGCGCTTTGGAGTATAAGGATAAAGCATATGGCGGCAATTGGGATTGGATAGATTTGGGCTTAACAGTGGCCGGAACGTGTGTTGGACAATTAGTGAGAACTATCGTATGACGGAAGTACAACATGTAACGGAGGTGGCTAAAGGTATTAGTGACTATGGTATGATGGCTGTGAGTGCAGCATTTTTTCTTTTGCTTTCAGCATCTATGATGATAGCATTATTCAAATGGTTTAAGAGTATGATAAACCGCCTTCTGGAACAACAGGAGTGTTTGAATCAATTGCTTGATACGGTACAAGACAATGTGAGTCTGCAACGAAACTTAATGGAAAGACTTCAACCTGAAACCTTACTGCGTATCCGGAATTTGACAGGTTTTGCTTTTGACCTTAGTATCGAACAGGTTTGTAGGTTGATAAAGCGGGTTCGAATAGAGAACCACATAGCAGATCGTGAAGCAACAGTAAATAAGATACGAAAGTCATTGCAAGTAATTCATGATGATCGAAAGAGCCGCTTTGACCCTTTTATATATCATGGAAAACCTCTGTCGGAATATTGTAATGAGAATTGGGTGGAAGATGTTGTGAGTGTAGTTGAAGGTGAAATTTACAATGAAGATGGTGAAAACAATGCACGTGCTTATACTAATGTAAAACTTGCATACGATAATATAAAGACGGATTTTTATCAACGCTTAAATAGTTAATTATGAGAATATTAATAGATAATGGACATGGGGAGAATACACCGGGCAAACGTTCCCCTGATGGAAAATTACGAGAATACCTTTATGTACGTGAGATTGCAGAGTCCGTGGAACGAGCCTTGCGTGCGAAAGGATATGATGTAGAGCGTATTGTACATGAGGTAATAGATGTGCCATTGGCAGAACGAGCAAGACGTGTGAATGAAATTTGTACACGGTATGGGGCGACGAATGTATTGCTTGTTTCTATTCATTGCAACGCTGCGGGAAATGGTGAATGGATGAGTGCAAGAGGTTGGTCGGCATACACTTCAAAAGGTAAAACAAAATCGGATGAATTGGCCACTATGTTATACGAGGAAGCCGAACGGAATTTTGCCGGACAAAAAATCCGTAAGGATAATTCGGATGGAGATCCAGATTGGGAAGAAAACTTTTACATCTTGGTAAAAACTAAATGTCCGGCAGTTCTTACAGAAAACTTTTTTCAGGATAATAAAGAAGATGTGGCTTTCCTCAACTCAGATGAGGGGAAGCAAGCTATCATTAAAACTCATGTAGATGCAATAATCAAATATGTTACCAAGTATGGAAAAACTTAAGAATATTGCAGTAGTGTTGTTTATGATTATATTTCTTGCTTCGTTGTTTATGAATGTAGTACATTTTACAAGTAGGCAACAGGAAACAAGAGATACAACAAGAACAATCTATGTTGATACAATACCATTTTATAACCCCATTCCCAAAGACAGCTTTGTAATTCGATATATTACCAAACGTCTTCCTACAATCTCAAAATTACCGGAAAACGTGCAAAAATTTCCCGAAAGCGTATCAGAATTTCCGAAAAGTGTGCAAAATTTCCCTAAATTCGTATCAAAGGACAGTGTGGATGTGGTTATTCCTATTACCAAAAAAGTGTACAAGGATAGTTTATATACGGCATACGTAAGCGGATATAACCCGAAACTTGACAGCTTGGTATTACATTCGCAACATGAGGTGATAACCATTAACGACTGCTATCCTAGGTCGAGGAAGAAGCGTTGGAGTATTGGTGTTCAAATAGGATATGGAATAGCATTGAGAGGGGTACCGGAATTTACACCATATATTGGAGTTGGTGTATCATGTAATCTATTCAAATTTTAATTATGGCAGATATTGTTTTAACCGTCAATAAAGAGAAAGTGTATGAAGAAGTGGCACAGACTACATCATACACCGGTGCAAAGATGGATGATGAACACGCGTACGAACGTATTTTCACGACAGACGAAGATAAAAGTATGCTTGAACGGTTTTGGAATGAAAGTAAGAATACCGTCTGCAACAGTCTGAAGAAAATACTTCTTAGTGAGATTGAGGCAAGCGGAGAATACCAGCTTTCGTTGGGGGTATCGAGTTCATTTGATGAGGCTTTAACCGAGAGCATGAATAGAAGTTTGTTCTCTTTTTTTGTTATGAGTATTACGGCAAAATGGTACACATTTACCAATAAAGAAGAAGCAACCGGATATGCAACGGAAGCGGCTATATATATGGAGGACGTCATGCGTAAGGCATTTTTTAAAAAACGTCCTATACGTCCTACGTACAATTGAATTATTTTTAATCTTTATTTATTATGGCAGAAAACAAGAAAACATTGACAGTGACCCAACAGGTTAAAGAGCTTGTTTATGATATTCAGAACAAGGCATATTTGACTGGGCAGGCGCGTGAGGCAGAGGGTAAAAAGAATTATGAAGCCGCCTCTAATATGCAAGCAAGTGATGATGAGGAAAACAGTTACCAAATCCGTCGTTCATTGGCAAATGCGTTTTCATCCTTGAAGAGTCTGCTTGGAGAATATCTTTCAGAAGACAAAAGTACAAGCAATAATCTGATTGCAAAAGAAATTGATGATAATGGTGTACTAGAACTTGCATTCGAGTTGCCAAGTAACTACAACAACTCTTCGGCTGATGCGTTGGGCAATGGCATTCATGCTTATCTTGTAGATATGGCTTTGGGAGATTGGTTTACCATTACCAACCCGGAAGATGCAGCTTCATACGTGCAGCATTCGACGATAAGTTTAGAGAATGTAAAGCGTGCGCTTTATAAACGTAGCCGACCTGAAAGGCCGACTTATTCTTAATGTGTTTTCATGGGATATTGTTGTAAGAAACCCCAGCAGACAAAAACAGTAACGCTGACATTCAAACGCTCAGAGTTACTCTATGACGTAGAGAACTACTCCTTTGTGGAAGGTGACATTATGGAAACGGAGAATGAACATGCCCGGCATCAGGTGTTTGATATTGGACAAAGTGGTAATGTGAACCGGGTTACACGTGTACTCAATCTTACCCATGCAGAATGTGTGGAAATGCTGTATCCATATACCAAAGAGGAAATCTCGGACGAACAGGAAACTCTTGATGATATTCTTGTAGCTCCCGAAGAATATCATATTGTTCTCACTTTACCGGAGGATTTTTCTCTATCCACGGTGAAGCTACTAAAACATCTGATACACGAGTATCTTATCTGTAAGGTACTTGCAGATTGGATGAGTATAACGAATCCAAGTAGTAAGGCTAACTGGGAGGAGAAGATAATGAGTATCAGAGTTAAGATACAGACATCGCTTATGTCGAGAAAGGGCAAAATAAAACGAAAGTTGAAACCTTTCTGATAAAAGGAAGAGCCGGAGTACATCACGCATTCCGGCTCTTTTGTTGACAATCTTTCTTAACCTTAATATAAAAACTAACCTATGTAAGCTATCTTGGTTTATTAAGCATACGAGGGCTGAATTGGACGGTAAATCCCAACAAACTTTCAGATTTGTCTAGTTTGCATATTAGTACAAGTCGGAATGCTTTGTATGGTGTGCCATGGAACCCTCGCATATATTTATCGGTACTGCTCCATACTGTATGCCAGTTGAATAAATCATTTGAGCCATACAGAACTTGTGAGACATGATTGCTCTTGAAATATCCGCGTTGTATGATGGTGTCTATCGTTTTGAACATGTTTGGATCATCTATTTTGAACGGACGAGTGACAGCCAATGCTGTAATGGATTCTATTGTATTATCGACCTGAGAACAATTGATAAGCTTATTATCAGAAGTCATGGCGAGTGCCTCGGGATAGGAGTTTAAGCTACTCACAATGTTACTATGCATCATTCCCCATTGTTTGCTTTCCATAGAATACAGGTAAGCATACATACATGATGGATTGTAAATGATGATACGTTGATGTGTATAATCGTAAATCATCCTACATCTTTTAAGAAACTCACGGAAAGTAAGGAATTGAAAGTCCACGGGACTAAATCCTGTGTTGTTAATTAATTTATTCAAGTGCGGTAGAGGACTGATAGAGAAAGCTGATTCACTATCAAGGATATCGGAAATACATTGGCTTGTAGAACCACTGATAAGCATGATACCACGGTCGGTAGCGAATAGGACGGCATTATCAATTTGAGTAATACTATCTGTATTAATACATACATCGCGTGTGATTGGCTGACGCGCAGAATAAGAGCCGGTAGAAGAAACTTCGAGAGCCCAGATTCCATCAGTAGAGAAGCAATAAAGGGGAAATTGCCCAAATTGACCTTGAGATAATGCTTTTGCTGCTGAACTAAGACCAAAGATTGTACCTATTCCAACAGCACAGACTCCGAGAGCGGGAAATGAAAAAGGATCGTTCACATCCGAAGTATATATTTTGTTTAAATATGGTATTCCAATTTCTGTGTCAGTGATGAGATTCATATCAGGTTTACTAGAGAAACTTGTGTTGATGCTTCCATATACTCCGTTAAGTGTTTCATGTTTATGTAATTTGCTGTATGAATAAGATTTCGTTCCATTTTCATCTATGCGTTCAATTATAAGCTCTGTTGCATTGATGTTGGGATAGAAAAAGTATGAGTCAACGATATTCATTTGTATGCCGGAAAGAAACTGTACCATAACTTTTCGCTTCTCGGCTTCAATGAAGATGTATGCTTTATAGGAATATGTTTTTTCAACGGCTTTTTTCGTTTCTTCATCATACTCTCCATTAGCATATTGAAAACAAGATTCAAGTGGGAAAGTCGGAGGGATAATAGTTACTCCAGTCAGATTTAGGCGTGCGTTGTATGGGAAAGCATGTTTTGCGACAATTGTTCCCATTAAATTGCTGTCGCCCTCCATTACCTCTTTTGCCTCAAGTGAATTGAGGGCACCATTTTCAATAGCAACAATATTCTCTCCAGATTGTATATTCTTTACGTCAATAGAAGAGATAAGATAGAATGGTAATGAAGAATCGTTGTCTACTAGTGATTTACTTCCCATTCCAAAAAAAAGTTGGTTGGAATTGATTGATTCACTTGCGTTGTGACGCCGATATATTAATTTCCCATTAACATTTTCATTCTCGGAGTTGGCACAATAACTTAAATATCCGGGCGAACCACCCATTGGTCCCCAATAGGCATATGGAGATATTGATTTGCACATATTATCCTGATCGACTGTATAGAGTGGGGGAGTGATAAATATATCGATACTTTTAATCAATTCACCCCATTCGGATACAGATTCTTTCACCTCATTGAAGTTTGTTATCTCGTAATATAATCTTGATGTAACATGTGATACAACCATATTGAATTTGGTGTATAGACCATTATTAACCTCATAACCTGTATAATGTATGAGATAGGGTATGCTGTCTGATGGGTAGATTTTGACTGGAGGTGAAATGTAGTTGAGGGTTCCGTCATACATACGGTAAGCATATCTTATCATGAACGGGTATTGGAATAATCCTGCGGTTTTTGCATCGGCGGTGTATTTATTGGTATATGCCAATACAGTATCTCTTACAGCTTGGCTGGCTTCTATTGAGAGAAGAAGTGAATTAAGAATAATAGCCGGATTAAATCCAGGGAAACTTGCAGATAACATATCGGAGTTTCCCATAGATGCTCTTAATCGGAAAGAGAGCGATGGAAATACCGGGTTACTTCCCATGAGTACATATGTTCCAGACTTGTAGAGGGCATAAATTATGCCCTCGGATGTGAGTATGATTAATGTGTTTCCAAGTGATGTTACTTGATAGAGTTCTCCTGAGATAGATACTATATCTTCGGGCTTATCAATATCATTGGAGGATAACCATTGTAAGGTGTCGGATTCAGTATCGTAGATTATGTAATGTTTATATACCGAGATATTGTGTATGTATATCACTTTTTTCCCTTGTGGGAGAGTGAACAAACATTGGGGTTTTTGAACGCCTTTTAATACTCCATCTTCAGGAATAAGATTCATTGCAACTGACAAGTCACCATCTGCACATTCGTAATCTGATGGATTGGCAGAATATCCATTGTACTTAATCTCTTTAATCATATTACAAAAGGTATTTAGTGATAATTGGCAATAATGTACCGTATTGGCTTTCCACAGGTTCTCCTACGCATAATTTCGCTTTATCTGTAGCTCTACATTCTCGGAGGATTGCCGCACAAAGCCTACTTGATGATGTTCTGAAATGATTTCCCATTTTGTTTGTAGGGAATACCATTGCTTCATGTCTTCCATTTATAGGTGATCGAAATCTAACGTAAAGGCAAAATTCATCTTGGTCGATCATTATGTCTACAACATCTCCGCGTGAAAGCTGGAGATGTTTTGCGACATGAGCGCTAATATCTATCCGTCCTGATGCGTAAAAGATGATATCAGCTTTTCGAGTGTTTCCTAGTATACTTTGCATGGCTTGTCAAATTTATAATAGGTTTTTCCTTGTGGAGTTTTCTGAACTGATACGGACAATTTTACTTGACAGTTATCGGATAGCCCATATTCATAAAGGATGCGGCCAACTGACGGACAGAGCGTTTCAAATCCTATGCATTTATATTTGTCGTTGTACTGAATATCGCACATTTGGGTTGCTTGTTTAATAGCTGGATTGATTATGAATCCGAATGTATTGTCTCCGGAAATACGGAAAACGAATACGCGTGCTGCATCACTCTTCTTGGCATTATTCTTAATATGTAAGAACAAGCGTTTGGAAAGCGTTATAGAATTGTCGGCAGGATCGGCAATCACATAAAACAGAAGTGATTGCCACCATAATTTTAATTTACTGATAATCATGGCACGAAAGTATGATGAATGATTAGCTTTTGTAGTTTAACTTTTTACTGACTGGTTGAGGTGTACCCGACGTGAACGAAATGTAACTGTTTCAACAAAAGTAAACGATAGGGTTGTTTCAATTTCCAACTTGTGTTGTTTGGCAGCTTCCTTTGTGGCAAAAATGTAGGAACAGATTTCTTGTTTGGTTGTACCTTTGGTAGCCACGATATTGGCATAATATTTGCGTCCGAAGAGGAACGCAATAATTTCTTTTAATACAGTTGAGTTCATAATCTATTTCTATTGGTGTAAATCTGTGAATAAATTCTTTTGTTTCGGTTGTTTGGGAGGAGGGATAATGCTATTAACGCGTTCAATCTCCCGGTCAATCTCTGCTTCCAACGCTTTGCAAACTCGTAAATTAGCTTGAGTACGACATTTGAAATATGCCTTTTGCGCCTTGCGCATCAAGACAACTTTGGTAAAGAGTGTTTTTGCATCCATTGTTATCTATATTTATATTTTTCTTTAAATATTGAGTCCGCTTCCTGAAAATGTTTTGTAAAGCGGTTTTCTTTATATTCTCTTTTGAAAGTCGCATATGGAACTTTCTTTGTGCTACATCCGGCTGTTAGAGCAAGAATAACACATACTAGTAATATTTTTTTCATTATTATCTTGTTATATTCCATTCACTTTCCATAATTACGTGTTCACACTTATTGCACCTATGCAAATAAGTTGGAAAAGGAGCTGTTGTATAATCTTCAACTGCTATCTCTATACTACCACATTCTGGACATTCAATACTTACTTCTTTGATACCGGGATAGTCCCAGAAAGATAGTTTCCCTTTTACATTTTCGATAGGTTCATCATAGATAATAGGATTAGCTAGCACCCAGTTATAAACTTCTTTTTCAGACCAGATAGAAGAATGATTCTGTACACAATCCACTATTTCAACGCTGCCGATGATTGCGCCAAACTCCCATTGACCGGAAATACTTTTCTTTGAAATCAGAGAGAAAGCTTGTTTCATCTGTTCATCGGTTAAGTTTATCTTAAATTTCTTCCCATGACAAACACTTGAATGAATCAATACCCTTTGCCCTAAGTATTTCTTAGGGTACGGCCAAGTACGGTTCTCGATGTTTTTAATACCATGGACTATCAAGGATGCCCACGGTTGTTTTATTGTTATTGCTTTCATAATTAGTCTTAGTTTTGATATTGGTTAAAACAGATTCTTACATAACGATAGAATCGTATGTAGCCGAACGAATAAGAGGGACATTTTGTATTATCGGATATCTCAATTTGTACATTATAACCTTTCCTTCGTAAAAAACGGGCGGCTATTTCATCAATGGGGTATAGCTTTTCATGAGCGTCCCAGCAACTGGAGCTCCATACTGTTTTAGGACTACCTTTTTTCAAAGCTTTCTTAAAAGTTCTAATGGTTCGTATGATTTCTTTTTTATTCATATTTATCTTGTTATTAAAACTCTTTGATTAATTTCCATTTCTTGCTGAAGTATTGTATCTTCCAATTTGGGTGACAATTCAGCTTTTTCCCTTTATTATTACCCTCCAAGAAATACACATCAAGATTAGCACTACTGTTATGCCCAACTATTACCCCTTTATCACCATGTATTTTAACATTCATCCCTACATAGGCAAAAGGAATATTTCTGTACTTAGCATTATCCTTAAACGCCTGTGTCGTTTTCGGGCTATCAACACGGCACAAGATAGATAAATAGCAATCGTCTGCACAACCATCCAACATTCGTATATAGGCTTGCTTTGCTTGCCCAGCAGATGCTGCATAAGTACTCCACCAATGTTTACCATCAAGAGAACATTTGTAATATCTTGGTATTAGCTTTTCGCTCATTTTTATTGGTTGTTGGTTAATCTGTTTCCTTGATAGTGCATCCAAACAAGGAACCTAAGTATTTCATTCCAAGTTCGGATACATAATAGGCTATTTGTTTTTCTGTCTCAAACTCTCTTTTCGTTGCATATCCAAAAGAAACAAGTTGCTCCCAATCATTATCTGAATGGGAAACTATGTATCTATTGCGGTAAGCCTCGTATTGGTTTTTCTTTATATTCCTGCGATCAAATCCGATGGCATGTTGCATCATTCCTATTTGCCGAATAGATAATTTAATTTCGCTCATAATTAATTTGTTTTGAGGGTTAATACTTCTTCCCGTGCATCTTTTCACGGAGTTCATTATACTTCATCTTTTGCTCAATGTGCCAGATGAGGTCTATATTAAGATGTTTCGCAAACCCAAAAATGCTCTCCATCATGTCATTGATAATTGTATGAAAGTCATATAAACCTTTGTATCTCTCTGGAAGAACAGATATATTATATATACTTTCTGTGAATGTTTCATTCCTACAAGCTTCTGCCATATCGTCAATAGTGTCGCTATTCAGATCCATCATGGAGAGTTCTATGTTGCGCAACCCAGCAAGGTCAAGTAGACGGATAACAGCATCGGAAAGCTCATCTTCAATGGTATCTTTGATATATCTATTGAATACGTTAATAAACTTTTCTTCATTCGTTAGCCACCCTTGACACTCGGTATATTCGCCAATTTTATACTTTTCTTTATCAAAGCGCCTACTTTTCCGGTCTGCTTCCACAGCTTCCATTAACTCGCTAATGACAAGACAAAAGCAATGTTCATTACTCAATTCTTCATCGTGAAAACCATGTTCACAGGCGATTTTATATGCCCTATCACGGAGGGCGTTCAAATTAATATTATTCATTTTTATTCTGTTTTACGCTAATTGATTCGTACATATTTACCTGCGATATCGCAGGTTCTTAATATCTCGGCATTATCTTCACCGAAAGCGATTAGGATACTACCGCAACCGGGAGAATCCCCACGGGTTCCATCCGGACGGAAGAACCTAATCCGGTTACGCAAAAACTTCATCGCTGTTGCCTTCTCGAATATTACATCTTGAAACATCTTTGAATCGCAACGATTGAAAAGTAATGCGATTCCGTTTCCATGCTCCGCTAAACGCTTAACAAACTGTTCAATAAGCGGACGGGAATAAGGTGGATTAAGCCAAACACGTCCTATCCAGTTTTTCGTTAATCCGTTATCCTCCTTGTTATACATTCGTATAGCTGTCTGCCAAAGCGGATTTATTGGAGCGCATGGATCTGTATCAAATACACCCAGCGCATCTATAATTTCCTTTGGTGTATACCATTCATCGGTAGCAGTAGCCGATCTTTCAAAGGTTGTGTTCATTTCTTATTTGTTTTACGTTAACTCTTCATCTTCATCTATCTCTTGAATAATCCGCCTTAATGTTGTGTAATGGTAGTCGGCACATCCTGTTTCTTCATTAACTGCTTCCCACCACACGCACTTATCTGGATGGTAATAGCCATAAAAGCGTATATCATACCCTTTGTACTTATAGTGTCCGGCACTTACTTTTATAGGCTTCTCTTTTTTGCTCATTACTGTTTCGTTATTAGTTAATCTCCTTTTTCTTTGATACGTTCCAGTACATCTTTGTTGGCTTCTATTATTTCATCGAAAGGAAATGGAGGTACAAGCATGTAGTGAGTAGCAGTTACTTCTCCATAAGGTGTCCATCCCAATATAAGTGTCCCAACCTTATTTACTTGTCCATAATGGCATTTACCTGTATTTATATCTGTATGAATAACATCTACTCCAATAGGAGGAAGTTCATCTTTTACTGAAACCCATGGAGACTGTCTCCTTTGCCATTCTCCACCAGCCTCAAAGGCTTCCCTAAGAATATACATTTCATGTGTTTTTCCATCGTAATCCATTCCATAGTGATTTTCCACAGCTTCTATAGCCGCTTCTTCTAATGTCTGTTTCATATCTATACTATTTTGAATTTAAGTCCAACTCTATTTCGATAACTAATCTCTGTTTCCCCGGATTGGAGACGCTGCAACGCTTCTTGACAATCTTCGTCCGTTTCAAAGCCCATCCCAAAGACTAAATTCTCCGTACCACGTACTTTCTCCTGTAAATCGACAATGGTATATAATACAGTCTTTTTGGGATTGAACGGTTTGGTACATATAAGATACCTTGAATCACAAGCGCGGACAGTATATGCGTTTCGTTCACCATCAAAATGGATTTTATCACCAACTTTAAATCGTTTCATATCTGATTTAGTTTTGATTCAACTTTCTGCCATCCAAACTTAAAAATGTTAGCTTTAAGACGGGATTCAACATCTGTCTTGTTTAAGATATAGCCTTTAGAGTCTACATACTCTCCATCTATGACATGTAGATATTGAGTACCCATTGCTGGAAGATATTTGTGGGTTAATTTAGCTCCGCCTTTCATGGCTTTTATTGCTTCTTCTATATTCATATCAGATTTTATTATTCGTTTATTAAAAAACTCCACCCTCACAAGCAAATAAAATGGAATCTACAATTCTGCTTATGTCCATTCGGCCATCTTCTGTTTCACATGAAGGATTTTCCTTACTTCCTTTCAATATATTCAAATGACCGTCAGCAAACAGTATGAGATTTTTGGGTCTCTTTCGGATTAATTTCCTAAGCTCTTTAATCCATTCTTCTTCTTCTTTTGTTAGTTTGATTGTTTCCATAATGCTTTTTAATATACTATTGGGTTATTGTAATCTCAAATTTTCGCTAATCGTTTCAGCATGGATACCTTTACAGATTTCCACATTTTTGCCAGTTTCTATACCTCTCATAGCACATAAAGCATCTATGCCCGATTTCGATTCTCTTGCTTTACCAATCTTTTGTCCCTTAAGGAAATCATCAATTTCACCTTCTGCGGTGCGTACAAGAGCTGTGATATTGCTTTCTGTTTCTAATGCCTTTTTACTTTCATCCAATTTTTCAGAAAGCCCTATAACGCAGCCATATAGAAATGATTTTAAATACATAATAAGACTTTTGGGATATTTCCCATATTTCCATACACAATCATGTTTATACTCCACATAATTACGTTTACCAATAGTTATGAACTGATGGGATAAAAAGGAAATTAGATACAGAACTACTTCAACATTCTTTTTTCGTCCTATTATCTCAAATTCACTACGTTTTCTCCTGCCATTATTAAATTTGCTAATAATAAGGCAACGACACATATTATATCCACAAACCACAGATACGAGATCACTGTACCATCTACCATTTATATCCATCTTGAAAGGTATTTCTTCTGATACAATTGGATTCTCTAATTTCTCTTGCTCTGGTATATCGTTTTCAGTTAGATTATATTCCATCAACAAACGTGTAATGCCTGCTGCAGCTGCGTTTGCTTCTCCTTCGTTACCTAATGCTGTAGCCGACTCTTTTAAATTTATCAACTTACGCAGTTTCTCTAATATTTTATCTTTCTTTGTTTTCATAATGTTTACTTCTTAATGTTGTAAAATACTCTTCACACTTAAACCCTTTCCTTGGCTCAAAGTCTTTGAACTCACAAGCTCGGAATATCCATTTCTTATCAGCCCATCCGGCTAAATCCTTTTGCCATTGAGGAATAATTTGACGTGGATTATTCAAATCCCTATAAGGCTGGCAATGCGGTAAGAACCGACCGCCTTTCATTCTCCAATGATTTACTCGGGTAAACGCTTCCTTAAAATCATTCAGCAAAATACAGTAGAAGAAGTATTCACCCTTATAACCATACTTGTCAATCAAAGCCGTAGCCTGTTCACACTCTGCGATTTGTCCAGGCGTATCACATCCAAATCGAATACGTTTTATCCATTTGACTTTTGCCAACAATTTTGCAATATCATCTGTTACCAGCCTCGCATCCAATCCCTGATTGAAATCTACACGCAGTCCCAGACGGACAATCTTCTCAATCTGTTGTAGACCATAATCTGATGCGAGCACATTGTTATCCATGAGGATGATATTTTTTCTCCCATTAACGGCTACCTCCTCAATGTCCATATAAGGCTTCATCTTACCTTCTTTTTGTGGAACTATGCACCACTTGCATTTGTTAGGGCACCCACGAGTGAGAAAACCATACGCCAGTTTTTTATCTACATTGTACAAATCATAATCTGGAATACTCCTGTCTATATCTGCTGGAAGCGTTTTTGACAGGTCATAACCGGTACCGCCCTTCTCTATCTGATCAGTGTTAGTTATCCATTGCCGATAATCCTCTGTAAAGTTGAATACTTTAGCCATATAAACTTTATCATAATGGTCAAATGGATTATACCACTCCACGGTATCACCTTGTAACTTGTGCCAAGCGGATAATTTCATTAGTGCCAAATTGGGAAAACCATGACTGTCAACGTCTATTAATCCGATATTCATTCATTTTAGATTTTGTTTATTAAGACTCATTTGACATTCTCTCAACTTTTTGAGCAGGAATCTGCCGGGCTGGTTGATGCCACCTTTTTTAATTTCGGCAATCAGCTTTTTGCATTCTTCGAACAGTGTCGGGTCTTGGATATACAAACGCACTGAATCAGCATCGGATTTTGTCAGGTTCAATAACAGAAAGACGTAGACGAAGTAGTTTTCATGAGACATCACCCTTATTTGTCCCTCACGCTCCATTCTCTGTAGATTTTGGATGATTATATAGAAGTCACACATTGAGGGGTTGTCTAACCATTGTTTGATGAGCTCTGTGCCGATGGATGATTCTTTTCCGTTTTCGGCTAGGCGCATAGCTTCCCATACATCATTTTCTGTTACACCCGGTTTGCCACGTAGTTCAGACTTAATATCAAAATATTTTTCAGAAGAAAGAGACGAAGTTGTTCTTCCTCCTCCATCCGACGAAACGACTCCGTTAGGGGGAGTTTGAGGAGGAGTTTTCTTTTCTTTATTTTCCTTTTCTTTTATTTGTGTACTTTTTACGGAGTTTTTCGGCATTTCTTCGGAAGAAATACGCTTATCTTCGGAAGAAATAAGGTTAAACTCTGAAAATTCACACTTTCTTCTGCAATCATCACATATTCGTTTATAGCGTTCTTGTATTCCGATTGAAGTGAGAACTTTTTCCTTATCAAAGAGTTCTTTAGAAAATAACCCTAGTGCCAGGCAACATCTAACGACCTCCTGTATATACGCTTCTTCAAAACCGGTTTGTTCCGATAATATGAAGGGCAACTCTTCGTCCCACAACATGTAATACCCATTCTTATAGATAAGACAAAGCAGGAGAGCATATACAGTGACGGCCTTGCCACGCTGGTACTTGATCAGTTTCCTTATTTTTATGTCCTGAAAAAAGTCTACGTCAAAAGGGAAATAGTCGAGCCCTTTTTTTACATTTCGTCCCATAATTCTGTATTTTTTAGAAAGTCATCCACCTCACGAATGAAATCATCCAGCGAATGGCATACAACATATTTGTATTCTCTGTTTTCACAAATCATCTTTTGCCATTGTTTTTGCGATGGGGATTGATAGCCGTCTTTCTTTTTCATTTCAATGAGTAGCGCACCATAATCACGATTACTTTTCAATAGGATCAGGTCGGATACACCGGCTACTACACCCTCGGCTTTAAGTTTTGCTGCTGTTACAGCATCACGTCTGCCACCATTTGGTACGGCGAATAGTCTACCTTTCAACTTTGGATACTTCAAATTGAAGTACTTTACACAAGCGCATTGTATGCGGTGTTCCTCATCGTTATGTTTTTGCTTCCTTTTTTGTTTTCTTTCCTTTGAGAGCATTTCCTCCAGTGTCATGGCTATTTTCATTTTTAGGTGTAACGATGGTGTCCTTTCCTGTTTTGTCGACTACGACTTTCTTTCCTCCAACTGTTATTGTTGTCTTACAACCTTCAGGTAGTGATTGAATGAAATTGCGTACAATAGGGGAGTTGGCATTTTCGCTGATGGTATCTGTAATGGATTCTTCGGCAGAATACGGGTAAACATCCATGATAGCAGTTTCGGCAACGGATGCAATTTGATAATCTGCCATTGTTCCCTTCATGCCTTCATCCAGTTTCTTCACTGCGTCACGTAAGTCTGCTGCTTGCACTAACACTTGTGTGGAAGTCTTTTTTTCTGCACCGCTTTTATCATCCAGTGTGATAAAAAATAGTTTGCATTTGAACCAGCGGTCGGCACTTGCTTCGTCGCTGGGGAAGAGTTCACTATAGTTGGCACGTTTAATGTCTGATATGGTAAATTCCCCAGAGATAAATGGGGTCATTTCTTCGATGATCCGTGCTTCGGCTTCTGTAAAGCTAAGTGCATCGACAAGATAAGGTTCTGTAACCTTCTTGTTCATTCCGTTTTCCATTACCTTATCATAACGGATTTTACATTCAAACCATGTGTGCATCATCTGTTCATTTGAGTTTTAAGTTGTTTACTAATGATGAGCTTGGCAGAGCGTTGAGCTGGAATAACAACTGTTGTTCCCTTGCTAATATTCCGTGCTTTCTTTCTTTTGGAGGTGTATGCTTTAATTGTGGCAAAACCACGGATATAAACACTCTCACCTCTACAAAGTGAATTTCTAATAGCATCAAAAACGCAATCTACGGCTTGAATAGCTTGTGAACGACTAATGTTCGTGTTGTTGATGATGTGTTCAACGATTTCA